AAGAAATTTTCTGATGCTTATAACAGACCTATTTACGAGTTTTGGCTTGATATACAGCATTTTGAGAATAAAATATCAATCCCAGGGTATTTGCAGGCATTTGATAATAATGATTATATGGAGCTTGCAAAACTAAGGAAATCGCGATGGATTGGTACAACTGTTCCGCATATTGACCCTGTTAAAGAGGTCAATGCAGAACGTTTGAAACTTGGAAAACAATACGAATTTGTACCACTTAGCACAGCAGAACAAAGCTGTGAAAATCTGAACACAGGTGATTTTGACAATATACAAGAAATAACAAAAAATGAATTAAATAATGTCACAGAAGTTTCCAGAGAAATTAATACATGATGATTCAACAAAGCCGCTAATTGATGAAGATCAGAAGCAAGGTGGCGCATGGTCTGTGACGAATACAGCCGCCCGCGATGCTATATCTGAACTAAAGCGAAAAGTCGGTATGATTGTTAGCATCGGAAGCGTTACGCAGCGCTACGATGGGGCTGATGTTACTGATGTTAATTGGACAAATACGGCTAATTGGTCTTTATTAGCTGAACAGATAGTTGCTGAAACTGTTAATGTTGCTATTTCTGGCGGAAATTTTACAAGCCTAAAGGATGCTTGTGACAGCATTACAGATAGTTCAATATCAAAACCTTATCAAATACTTGTTTATCCTGGAGTTTACACAGAATTACCATTCACAGTCCCTCAATATACTGAAATATTAGGTTATAATTGTACTATTGAACCAAATAACAATTCATTAGACTTTATAACTTTAGGTTTAGAAACTGAAATAAAAGGGTGTAAGATAACGCCTCCTACTTCTGCAAAATGTATAATTGCAAGTGGCATAAATTGTAGATTTAAAGACTCTACAATTAACGGTTCATGTACGGTAGCATTTGAAAGTTCGGTTGCTGGCGTTGTTATTAGGGATTGTGATATATTAAGCGCAACTAAAGGATTAAGCATAACAGGTGGTAACATTATATTAGATGCATTTGCCTGTGTTTCATGTACAACCGGAATAGAATTATCCAATTCAGGCAGCTTGTTAGGCGGTGGTGTAGCGTGTATACTTTGTACTACTGATTTAAAAACATTAAATACATCTACTGTTGAGTTATCAGGATCGAAACTACAAATATCGAAATTTGATATTGCAGACTGGGATAACATTAAGATTTCGGCAAACTCCGATAAAGAAGATGACGAGGCGTTAATTAATATACAAGAATTTCAGGTGGGAATCCCCGAAAAAGGTAATGAAACTGTATTGGGCGAAGGCGATAGTTATACACGTGGAATGCTTGTTTACACTGAAGACACAGGTAATAATTTTGTCGACATTTCTGCAGATGCAAGGTCGGCAAGTGGTTCAACTTTTACTTTTACGGGTGTTGCTGCTGATAATGCTATTTATGTTGCAAGTTCATTGACAGATGGTTCTGATTTTCTTAAATTTTTCGGGATAAAAACAAAAATTGATACTGCAATTGTCGTTGGAACAGGGGAAATTGTTTTAGAATATTGGAATGGTTCAGCGTGGATTGAAGTTTTCGGAATGGAATGCGATGCTAGTGATAAATATTATCCTTATGCAAGAAATTATTTTCAGGATACCGGAAGTTATCAAATCAGATTAGATAGTTCATTGCACAACGACAGTTGGACGAAAAACGATCCAATGGCGTTAGGAACTGATTATTATTGGCTACGCATTAGGATAGATTCAGCTATAACAACAGCACCTGTTTTTGAGCAATTCAAATTGCATACAAATAGATTTGAAATAAATTCAGATGGTTTTATTGAATTTTTTGGTCAGTCTCGGCCAGTTCGTGTTTTGCCATGGAAGATCGGAGATGCGAGGGCGTGGGATTCGTCACCTGGAGATCAAAACTTATATATTTATAATTCGCCGATTTCTAGCAATTTAGACTTAGGATTTGGATTAGATGAGAATTCTTTTGCAGCCGGAGCTGTTGATAAAATTTCAATCGATATTCCTGTACCGGAAGATCTTGACACGTCAAGTCCGGTTATAATTGATGTGTTCTGGATGGGAACAAGCGCGACGGCTGGAGATATTATATTTAATTATTCGGCAGGAGTTACGAGTGTTGGTGATGCATTAACAACGAGTGTTGGTGATGCACCAACGACTATTAAAAGTTTAACTGAAACAACAGCGACTGAAAGCGTTGGAACTGGAGAGGATGGAATAATGAAAAGAACTACATTTTCCCTTTATTTATCAGATGCAATTGCAAGAGATGCGTCCGGCGATTCTGACTTTATGACAATTGCAATTGCAAGGAGTGGAACTGCTGGAGGTGATACATATCCTGGGATTACAAATATACGAAATATAAAAGCTAAGTATACGGCTTGGTGCATGGGAGGACATATATAAATGAGTAAACCAATTTTAATATACGACGGAATTTACAGCTATACGGCCGAAGCATTTACAGAAAAATTACAGGATTCAACAGGCGATCTTGAAATTTGGATGAACAGCCCGGGGGGGTCAGTATTTGCCGGCTGGTCAATGATTGCCGCTATGCAGGAATATAAGGAAAAGAAAAAAATAAAAGTGCTTGGAAATGCTTCATCAATGGCATTTTACATGCTGCTCTTTGCTGATGAAGTCGAGGCGTTAGACATATCGACATTTATCATACATCGTGCCGATGGATATGTTGAAAATGATGATGATAAGGCATTTTTGACACAAGTAAACAAAGATTTGCGGACAAAATTTGAGGCACGAATTAATAAAGATGTTTTTGCAGAAATTACAGGCACTACATTGGACGAACTCTTTTCAATGGAACAGCGTAAAGACGTAGTAATAACTGCGAAACAAGCAAAAAAAATTGGTTTAGTTGATGCAATAACACGCTTACAACCGAAACAAATACAGGCAATTACAAAAAATTTTATGGCTTTTGGCGAAACGTTTGAGCAAGGTAGCAAAAACGTTGATTCACAAGGCAGTGAACCAGAGCTTAGTATTAATAACCAAAATTCAAAACACATGGATTTACAAACATTGAAAGCTGAACACGGCGACCTTGTGAACCAAATCATTGCACAAGAGCGCGACCGCGTTAATGCTTACATGACATTTGCACACCTCGACCTTGAGGCATGTAAAGAGGGTATAAAAAGCGGTGAAAATCCCTCACAAACATTTTTTGCAGAGATGAATTTAAAGGCATCTAATGCACTGAAAACGAAAACCGTTGAGGCGGAATCTGCTCAGGAAATTGAGACAGAAAAAGAAGACCGTCCAAAAGCCGAAAATTCACAGACCGAGGAGCTTAAAGCATTTGAAAAAGAAATGTTTAAGGCTGCCGGGATTAAAACAGAGGAGGTTAAGTAATGAGTACACAAACAATTCAGGTACAAAACGCAAACCAAATCTTTGTTGATAACGATTTCAGCAAATTTTTGCTCGGTAATAATGAATTTATTACCGCCGACTTAACCGCTTCCGGCGATGTTGCGACATTGGAAGGCATGGTTATGGGACGTATTTCTGCAACAGAGTTAATCGTTCCGCTCGACAAAGACGCAACAGACGGCAGTCAATATCCAGTTGGTCTTTGCGTGGTTGACAAAACCGTTGCAGACGGCGAAACCGAAACGCTAACTTTGGTCAACAAAGGTCGTATTGCACAAAGTAAAATTAACTTTTTGGATACGGAAACTTTGGCAACTGCTGTCGGTGTGGCTAACAATCAGAAAACGATTCGAGACTGGCTTAATGATTTGGGGCTGGTGTTAGAATCAGGTGTTGAACTAACGGCTACTGATAATAGCTAAAAAAAAGAAAGGAGAAATAAAATGGCAATAAATACAAGTCAAATGAGGGGTTTATTCACGAAAGCGTATTTACGCGCTTATGATGAGAATATACCTGCTCCTGCATTCCTGAAATCGTTTTTTAACGTTGAGGTTTCGGAAGCAAAAGAAATTCATGTCGAAGTAAGACGCGGCACTGAAAAGGTGGCTGTTGACGTAGTTCGCGGGTCTGATGGAAATCGCAACAAGTTTTCACTTGGAACTGAAAAAGGTTTCATTCCGCCTTATTATAACGAATATTTTGAAGCAACAGACCTCGACAGATACGATCGCGTATTTGGTCAATCTGCTGAAATGTCGCCGGCCACAATCGGTTATTTGGCATCAGATATTGGATTTAAACTTTTGCAACTGCGAAATAAAATCGAACGCGCGAAAGAATTGCAGGCCGCAAAAGTGTTTGAAACTGGAGTTGTAACTCTAAAAGATAGCAGCACAATTGACTTTAAACGTAAAGCTACATCAATAGTTGACAATAGTGGAACACCATGGTCAGTAACAACAACTGATATTGAAGCTCAAATAGTTGCTGCTTGTGAATTTATTCGCAAATCAGGCAAAAACAGTTCGCCTGTGTTTAACATGGTGATGCCGGGTGCAATTTATGCATATTTGAAGAAGACGAATTACTTCAAAAATAATGCGGATTACAATCAAATTCGTTTAATTGACGTAAATATGCCACAAAAAGCATCATTCGGGGCCGCTTATCATGGACAAATCGCAGCCGGAGCTTACATCATAAATCTGTGGACTTATGATGAAGGCTATGAGACTGATGCAGGTGTTTGGACACCTTATATGAACTCTAAAAAAGTTTTCTTGGTTCCGACACAAGGCACTAGATTTACAATGGCTCATGCCGGAATCCCTGCAATTATGGGAACTGCTGGACGTGACGGACGTTTTATAGGTCGTGTTGCTGCTGAATATTATCAGTGGGATTACATCGATGAAAAACGTACAAGCCATACGTTTCATACCGCTTCCGCTCCGCTGGCTATACCTGTAACGGTTGATATGATTTACACCATGAAAGTAATTACATAAAAAAGGAGGTAATCATGGCAAAAAAAAGAACGACAAAACCGAGGTCAAAAGCAACGGTTTTAAAACCAAAAACGCCAAAATACAAATTGAAAGCGTTAAACGTAACGATAAACGGACGTTTGTTTTTAAAAGAACAGAATTTCGTATTTGAGCCGGAAGGCAAAGATAAATCTATTGCAAATGAGATAATTGCAGCATTTAAAAAAGGTTATCTAGAGGAGGTTAAGTAATGAGTGTATTGGATTTAGCAAGGCGAGACTGGAAAGCATTTTCGCAAAGTGATTTTAGTGAAGAAATTACATTAAAACCGTCTTCGCTTGCTGAATCCGTTACTGTCAGAGGACTTGCAACAAATCATCATTATTCTGTAGACGATGACGGCATTCCTGTTAACAGCAAAAATGTACATATTACAATTTCTGAAGAAGTTTTAACCGAAGCAGGTTATACAGTTAGAAACTCTGATAATGAGGTTGATATGGTAGGTCATTTGGTGACATTTCGCAGTAATAATTATAAGATTGCGCAAACCATGCCGGACAACACAATTGATCACATTGTCTGTTTTTTAGTTGATTATGAGTAGTAAGATACCAAACATAATTCCTGAACGAAAATTTGAAACGGTTCGCGATAAGATTGTCAGCATTCTGACAGATGAATTAACGAATCAATATTCATTAACTACAAATTCTTTGTATCAGGCAGGCATTTTTAAAGAACGGTTTGTTCCGTTCGATAAAACAGAATTGCCTGCTATTTTGGTTTATTTCAACAATTCAGAATTCGATTCTAAAATACCAAATAACTGTAAATCAGATACAACATATGCAATAGAGGTTCATACACGTTCATCTTATACAGATTCGGAAAGAGGCGACACAAAGGCAAGTGTTGATTGTGATAAATTGCTTGGTGCAATACATTATATATTAAGTTCACCATATTATTACAATTTAGATTTGCCGGGGGTGGTGCAAACAACCATGGTAGAAAGCCTTCAAATTGGACGTAATTCTGACCCATCAGGTGATTCAATAGTCGTTGGATTACTTAGCTTTAAGGTTAGAATTATGGAGGATAACGGAGCGATTCCATCAACGCAACTTGACGAAGTACTAACAACATTTAATGAAGAATTTAAAATAAAAGTAGAAACATGAG